TAACACCTGTTCTAGTTTCTTTTACAGAATCTAAATAAGCTAACATACCACTTGCTTGTTCTGTAATTGGTTGTGCTTGTATAGGCATCATTACATTTCCTGGTGGTTGTTTAGTTCTAACTATACCTCCAGGACGATTTGTAAGTAAGTCATCCATAGCTACTTGACCATCTTGTATTGCTACACGATTATTATTTGTTAGATACATATTATCTAACATTTGTCTCATAACTGTAGATTTAATTAATTGTATATCTTCTACTAGCTCTGCAATAGATCTACCATGAAATCTATGAGGCATGATAACTGGTGTCATAGATATAAATGGCATTGTATCCATTTCTTCTATACTTAATAATTTTTTTGCATCACCAGCTACACAAATTTTAAGAAGCTCTGCTTTACCATCACCATTGATATCCATTCTTACATAACATTCATGTAGTAATACATCTTGTGTAGATTCATCACCATCAGCTTCTCCATGTGAAAAGTCTATGTTTTGATGTCTAACAAACTTATCTTCTGTAAAATAATCAGGATCACCTGTTGGTAGTGAATCAACTAACTCTTGATCATAACCCATTTCAACTAATTCTGTTTTAGTTTTATTAGTTCTATGTGCAATGAAGTTAGCTGTATCTATAGACTTACATCTTCTTTCAATTAAAAATTCTTCAGGTGGTATTGGATCTATTCTTACTTGTCCATACTTTCTAGTTCTATGTATTACAACATCATGTAATTTAATTTTATCTAGTTCTTCACCTCTATCATCTACTATAGGTTCATCATACTCAGTATGTTCTTTTACTTCTACTTCTGAATCTGCAACAAGATCATTGAATTCATCATCTGTTAATCTTGTATATTCTTCTCTTTCTGTCTTTTGTGAATTATCCCAATAAACTTTTAAAATACCATTCTTTTGTATAAGTGCATCTTTGAATGCTGTATATAATGCTGTAAAACCATTGTTCTGTTTATAGAATACATAATTAAGATAGTCAGAACATTGTCTTGCCATTTCTTCATCTTCTGGTCCAACACCTTCACAGTTAAATACATTATCTCCAGAAGTAAATATCTTCATAAGAGATGGCATTAAACTTTCTACTGTATCCATAACATCATTAGATATTACTTGTGATCTACCTTCTTGTTCATTGCCAAGAGGCATTCCTAAATAATACTCTAATGATTTCTTTCGTCTAGCAACTAGCTCACCACCAATATATCCTGATGCATTGTGAATCTCTCTACTAACGATTGATAATATTTCTTGATTCGATTTTTTCATACTACATATTTTGTATCTACATTAATTGGTTTATCCCATTCTGTTGTATCTAATGGTTCAGATACACAACCATATCTAAAACTATCAGCTGCGTGTGAACACCAATCGTGTAGTGGTTTATTTTTAAACACTTGGTTTTTTTCATCCCATTGTTTTCTATACTGTCGTAATGCATCTAATCCTTGTTTACACTTTTCTCTATCAAACCAACAGTCTTTTAATGTATTACGTACAGATTCTATTCCATGATCTACTTCTAGTTTTGGTGCTACTTCAAAATCTAATCCTAGATCTGCTGCAACTTCTAATCTAGATTTACCAGTACCAAGTTCTCTAGCCATTATATCATGAGGTGCTATGTGAGATGAATAAGCGTAATCTTTTTCTTTTAGTACATCTACATAGTGTGCAAGTGATTCACCAGAATTTTCGTAGTAATCTATTAGATGTACTTCTTCTCCAATTCTTTGTGCAAACCATATTGCAGTTGAATCTCCTATCCCCAAATCCCACCACGTTTCTACACCTGCATTATCATCTACAGGCACGTAGCCGATTCTCCCATCTTTATCAGCTTTAGTTATCAGACGTCCGTAATAACTTCCTGAGACAGCAGCTGTGAATGAACATTCAAACTCTTGTTCATACTGTTCTGGTGTCATGATAGAACGTGCCTGCTCCAGTTCCTCCTCTGGAATAACTTTGGTGTCTGAAGATCTATATAGTTTCCCATACCAATCTTTATTACCACGCTGTGCATAATCATAGACTTCCCAGAATTGATTGTGCCCCATTGGTGTACCGATAAATAAAACCCAACCTAATTTATCAGCAACAGCTGGTCTAATAATCTCTGTCCATACTCTAGGAGACATGATTGCATATTCGTCCAGGACAACTCCATCAAATCCCATACCTCTTATGCTATCTGGATTATCAGCACCAAAAATTTGTATTCTTGAACCATTGAATAAATCTATTCTAAGTTCAGACTCGTTCCTACTTCCACCCCACATCATTAGTGGTCTTGTATAAAATTTTAAATATTCCCAAGCAATAGATTTACCTTGTCTATATGTCGGAGCTATAAATGCACATAAAGCTCTAGGTTTACCTGCTGCTGTTTTTATTAATTCGTTAATAGATAAAACTGATTTACCAAATCTTCTATGACAAACAAGTACACTAAATCTTTTTAAATTATCATGTACTTCTTTTTGATATTGTCTTGGTTTGTATGGAACCTCTACTATCCTAACTTTCTTTTTCCCATTGGACTTTGATTTGGATTGGTTCATCTGTTCCTATCTTAGATGTTGTGTTTGCAAGTTTTGGATGAATGTAAGGTGCTGCTTTTTCTGCTGCATACATTTTACGTTCAGGCGAACTTGCAGGATTGTTTAACACAGATAATAAATAATCTAAAGGAGAATGTTGATATTTAGATGCCATATCTTCCATAGTTTTCCAAAGTGTTTTAGACTTTGAACCTAAAGGTCTACCTGCACCTTCTCTTTTACCACCATGATTAGTTTTGTCATCCATTAAATTTTTCTACCTTTTCTATCAAATTGTCTATATTCAGGAAAATCAAATTTTTTAGTTTTTCCTATTTTATATATACCTGCACCTGCACCAAAAGCTAAAGATAAAGGACTAAGTGCTGTTTTGCCTACAAACTTTATACCTTTAACTGTACCTTTTTTAAGAAAATCCTTGATAGGAGTTTTCTTCTTAGGTGTTTTCATAAAGTTTCTGTCACCTGCGTATATCTTCATTTTTTCTTCTTTTTCTTTTTAGCTTTAATTATTTTTTCTTGTAATGATTTAGGTAATGTTCTTTGCTTTGCTGTAAGCATAGCTTTATTTGCCATTCTTGCTTTCATTAGTATTTCCTTTTAACTTTCATACCTTTTTTCTTAGCAGCTTTCTTAGCAGCCATCTTACCTTTTTTAGTGTATGGGTATTTTTTCTTTCCTACCATTGGCATAGTGTTTATCCTTTTTTGTTGTTATTTTTTTTATCTCTAAATGCTAAATTTAATGAACCTCCAGCAACAAAACCAGTTGTTATTGGATATTTAAATGCAGTTTGTAAAGGTTTAACACGTTTAGCAACTTTTCTAAGATCTCTACCTTCTTGACGTGCATCTGCTGCAAATTGTTTTAAAAGACTACCTTTATACATATCTACATCTTTATAATATTGAGCTTTCTTAGTTTTAAAAGATGAAATTTTTGATGAAGCTTTGCTTTTCAAACCTTTTGCTTTTGTTATTGATTTACCACTTAGTTCTTTCATTGATTTCATGGCATCGCCATAAAATTTCTTTGCCATAGATTTGGCAACAAACATTTTAGTTTTTAACATCATTGTCTTAATAATCCTTGTTGTGCAGCCATTGTTGAATTAGGCATAGGCATGTTCATTCGCCTTCGACCCATTTGTTGCATTTGTGGATTATTGGCTTGTTGTAATAATCCTTGCTGTTGTTGTTTAGCCACTTCTGGCATTAACTTTGCTCTAACAATTAATTGTAACTTCTGAGATTCTTCAGGAGTTAAATTAATCATTTGATCAGCTAATTTTTCTAATTTTTTATCCATTAACAATTCCACTTTCTTAGTGATTTATTTATTCTACTATTTGGATCTCTAGCAGTTTTAGCAGAAGTTAGTTTACGTTTCATGCCTTTCATTCTAGCACAAAAACTAGCTCTACGTTTTGCAGCTTTAGATCCTTTTTTTAACTTAGATGGCTTTGTAGTAACTGCCATTTTGAGCTTAGATCCAGGATTAGCTTTTCTATATGACGCTATTCCTTTCCTATTCAAACCCCCACTTTTAGATTTGCCTTCTTTTCTTTGCCATGCAGGTGTTTTAGCCATTTTTATGTACTTTCTGTATTTTAAACTTAGCTGTTAAAGATGCACCTTTGTGTGATTTAAATTTACCTGAGTGTTTCATTAGATTATAACCACTACCTTTTTTCATCCAATGAAATCCTTTTGGAGCTTTAA